CTCACGATAGAGTTGAGCTTCGTTCACTTCGGACACAGCCCCGTGTTTAGCCATCTGACCCATTATGTAGCCAGATTTATATGCTTGTGGATTACCGTATGGCATAGTTTACCTCATTTGTTAGTTGGTTAGTGTTAGTAAGGAATAAAACCTGCATATTTAGAAGGTAGATCAGGTTCTTTAACTTGCTGCTCAATTCCAGCAGAAAATTCTTCTTCAGGGATAAACCCTTGACGCAATCTTTGTTTTATCTTGTCTGCTTCATTTCTTGTTGAGAATCCTGCGGATATTGCAGGTTGGTCAGCTTGCGCCATAGACACACTTCCTTGGGTAATAGGAATGTTCTCTTTAGCTTGTCTTTTTATTTCTTTAGCTGTGAGTTCAATATCGTGTGTTGTAGGTAAAGGGCTTATGAACTCTTCAGCCATTTGAGCGTTTCTTATCCACCGCATATACCAAGGAACTTCTTCTCCTCGTTCAGCAGCTTCTTTTTCTTCTGCTGCCTTAGTTTCTGAAACACCTAGCGCTCCTAATGCACCTCCGACCCAAGGAAGTATCGTTAACCCTTTTTTGGCAATATTTGAGAATCTTCCTTTTTTTGTCTTGTTAACATCTCTAATGCCGTTGTCTATCTCATCTTGTAGAGCGTAGTGATCATCCCATGTACGGGGATTAGAAGGATCTGCAGCATCTTCCGCAGATACTCTTAAACGATCTCTGTCCCCTTCCGCACTATAATGCTCATAATTTGTTTTTGGTGGTTCATAATCAGCAGGAACATCGTCCGTAACTCCAACTTTAGGAGCATCCTCTCCTCCTATTCCTTCTTGAACTTCTCCTAGTTTTTTATTTAACTCTTCAGTCTTATCCACAGCTTTTTCAAGTCTAGTAACATCATCTTCCGCAGTGTCTGCTATGTTTTTAATATTTGCTGATGCTTTTGCTGCAATTCTTGCAGCTTCTACTTTTGGTTTATCTTCAGGTGAGATGTCCTCTTGTGGAATTTCATTCATCTTAGCATCATATAAAATAAATCTTTCTGGAACGTTTTGTGATACGTTCTCAAGCCGATATAAATTCATTATAGTCTTGGGATCATCATAACCTACAGAATCGCTAAATAAAGCAAAGAAATTATCAGATGCTTTTGATATAAGTTCTTTTCGTCCTTGCCTCTTCACTTTATATGAATTTATACCCATATTGCCTTTTGTGCTGTGTCCAAGAACTCTGTTCGCAACACCTTCACCAAATTCTTCATCTATAATATCAAAAAGATTCTTTCTTAAATCACCTAAAGTGAAATCTTTGACCATACCTGTATCTTCATTTACTATGTCAGCACCTAAATCTGCAAAGGCTTTTCTGATATAAGGTTGTATTCTCTTTCTTAGTGTATTTACTGTTGGTGTAAAGATCTTCTTGTCACCTCTTTGAATAGCGTCTTTTTGAGCATCCTCCAAAATATGAAAAGCAAATTCTCCAAGATGATAGTTAATACGAGTGCCTTTGTTAAAAATATGAACAGTCTTTGTCTTTGGACTTAATCTAAAAGCTGACTCTGGCATGTTTTTATTTACACCAGATTCAATACGTCTAAGGTCTGCATCCCTTATTCCTGTTATTAATCTTAACAAAGCATAAGCTCTTGCTTGCTTATCGGGTATATTCATTATACCATTGTGTATGGCTTTGTTAAATTCATCAAACTTAGGATACGCTAGGTTTGTTGTACCACGTACAGATTCTTCAAAATTAAAAGCTCTTGGATTCTTTCTATCATTCTTAAACTGTTCTTCGTAGAATGTAACAGCATTCTTTTTTTCTGGGTCGGATATGTTTATTGCTGCTTTTACTTCAGTTCCTATAGAGCCTCTTACCTTAAACGTAAATCGTGGAGTATCTTCCAACATTCTATCCATTAACCATTCTACGAAAGCTTTGGTATTAATCTGTGAAATTTTCAGGTTATCAACAGTCATCTTAGGTGCATTAGGATTGTCAATATTATGTTGGTCAAAAATGTGGGTAAGCTTTTTTAATACTCCTCTTGACGGCCCTCCTGCTGCTTTTATATCTGCTTCACTTGTCGCAACTTCTGCAGCACGGGTCATCTTTCTTTTTTCAGTTGCTTCGAAGGCTTCTCTAATTGTAGGATCTCTACGAACAGCTTCTCCTTCAGTATCGAAAGGAAGTAGCTGATTCATCTGAGTTGTTATTTCTTTATCTGCCATTATTAGTAACCGAATACACTGTCTGCGGGTTGAAAGGTGTCTTTCTTAATCTGATTGAACAGGTTATTTTGCGGTAAACCTGTCGGCCTCGTCATGCACATATATCGAAGTGCATCGTAAGCGTGATCTTCTGCTTTCGTATCTACGTCCTCGCTGTTCGTCTTAGATAGCGGAATCGTAGGAAGTGTTCTTACTAGGTTGGTGCAGGTCGAGAACATCTTTAGCTTTGGTTCTTCTGTTCGTTCATTTATAGCTAATCGTCTGTGCAATTCTATTTTACCTGCTATGCGGTGCTTGTCTGCTGGTATAAACCTTACACCGTTCCGTATCATTGTCTCTGCTATACTTGGGCCTGTTCCATGCTTTGACCAACAGGCTCCGTCCAGTACGGATATTTGCATCAAAGGATCGTCTTTCTCTAGGGCGTTGATTGTTTGTGCCAGCCTCTCGCCTGTATACCCTTTAACGTAAAGTTCTCTGTAGATCCATATGACTCCATCCCAATCTAAAGCACCCCATAAGATACAGCTAGGAGCAGAATAGCCATAGTCGGCTGCTCGTATTCTGGGCCAATTATACGGTACTTCAAATGGTTCAACAACGTGTACGGATCTTTCAAATTCTGAAAATGCTGCTCCATCAGCAACATCCCAATCACCTTCCAGCAGTCTGCGTCTTTCTACTTCAGGGAGGGAGAGAAGCATCGCTTCGTATTCTCCGCTTTCCATAAGATACGGGTTATCTGTTAGTCTCGCTGGTATGAATCTACGTTGATAAAGAGGTTCTCCAGCGTGTATAGGATGGTTAGGCCCGTATCGCAGTATCTGCTTTGATTCGATGTCTGTGGCCCAAAACGGATCATTAGGAACAGCAGGGTCTATAAACATCTTTTTAATCCACCAGCCCCCTATACCTCCAGGATTGGCGGATGCTCTCATATATGTCTCTATGTTTGGATCTGTTGTTCTTAATCGTGAACGAAGGTAGTTCCAAACGTAAGGAGTGGGGTACTGACCAAGCTCATCTATCCCAATCCACGTAAAACTTTGTCCTTGGTAGCGTGTAACGTCACTGTCTTTATCTACGTAGCTGAATAACGCTGTCGCTCCGCTTGGAAAAGACCAAGTATTCTTAGACTCTCGAAAGACTGCTCCAGGAAATGCTTTAGGATACAGCTTCCGAGATTGATCTATAAGTTCCGTTAGCTCCGAAAGTGTACGTCTTAATAATAAAGCTCTGTGATTACCATTTGAAGCGTAACGTAACAGATCGACCAACATGGCGAAGGACTTTCCTCCACCTGCAGCACCTCCATATAGGACTTCTTTCTCTGGTGCTGCTAAAAAGTCAACTTGTGGCCCCTTATTAGGAGTAAAGATGACTTCTGTATTATCTTTTATTGATTCCCTTATATCCTTCGGAAGTGATTCTACAAATTCTTTTGTTGTTGCTCCGCCACTTCCTGCTAAACTCTGTCCTTTCTTTTTGTTTGAGACTTGGTTATTTAGCTTTTTTAATTTGTTTATTACCCTGTCTTGTTTCTTTTTGGCTGCTTTAAGCTCTCGTTGTATTTCTCGTTTCTTTTGTTCTGCGCGAGATATATTGTAACGGCCCTTTTCTCCAGGTTTTAGCTTTGGTCGGGCCATATTAAGAGTCTATGAACTTCGCCTTGCGAACACCGCCCCCTTTAGCGTAGTTCTTCGTTATCATGCCACCAGAAGCTACGTCTATTCCAATTATGTCGCCTTCACTATCCCTATAAACACCTTTTTCTTTATCGTCTTTATACCAAGGATCTACAGGTCGCTCCCATTCTCGTATAGGTTCCATATCTTCTACAAAGTCTTCTTTTTCTAGACTTTCTAAATCTTCAAGTGTCATCCCCTCATACATCCTCTTCGGTTTTTTAAACCTTCTGGACAACGGCTTCCTTGATTTAGTTTTGGCTTTCTTTTTTTTATTTTTAGATTGTGGCTTTACTTTAATACCCATTACACTTGTTCCTCTTTAAGAGTCTATGAACTTCGCCTTGCGAACACCGCCACCTTTAGCGTAGTTCTTCTTCTTTGTATGATCTGTAATGATACCTGTCTTTTTAGACCATGCCTCATTTCTCTTTCTAACTGCTTCATCTTCTCCTTTATTCAGTGTAGAAGGAGATAGAGCTACCTCTATGGCTGCAAGATAAGGACTACCAAGTGCTTTAAGACCAAATTTAGCAGCAGTTTTAATTGCTTTGTTCCTTGCAAGTTTCTTTGCCATAGCCTTATCAGTTTCTTTTTCGGCTAAAGATATGGCATGTTTCTTAGACCGTTCCATGTGCTTAGCAGTTGCAGGTTTACGACCCCTTATCTTTTGACTCTTGTTAAATTCTTTAGCAGCTTTCTTATTCTCTTTGACAGCAGTTTTCTTTTTCTTTTCTAGCAGCTTATTATACTTTTTCTTTTGTCTTGCAGTTAATTTGTCATAATTTATGGTTTCAGCCATTATACTTGTTCCTCTTGATCTATCACTATCTCTTTCGGTTTATCCTTGGAAGGAAGCATGATGATGCCATGCATGATATTGCCTTCCACCTCCACCTGTTGCTTCTTGCCTAAACCTACTCTGTCAAGGATTGTTTCTGCTGTCTTCAACCGCATGTCCATCTGATTGAGGGGCGTTGTGCCGTCTGCGTCCAAACCTTCTATGATCCTGTTAGCAGCTTTAACAGAGTTAGTGGCAAGCATGTTGCGTGTTCGATCTATTATTTCGTCACGTAACGAGCGTGTTAACCAACTACGAGACTGCTCTTTGTATCCTGCAGCTAACACAGCGTTCTTAACGTGACCGCCATTAGCCATAAGTTCGTTAAGAAACTTTTCTTGTTTCTCTGTCAGTTTTTTCTTTTCTTTTACTTGAGGAAGGCTCATCATATAAACACGATAGATACGTGTTCGTTTTCTTTGAAACAGTTTCTACCGAACCTTCTCTTGCAGTAGTGTGTTGCTGCAGTCTTGTGTTTGAATACTTGTGTGCATATCCAAGAAGGAAGCATATATGGCTTTCTCTTACCTTCCTCTATATCAGGATACATCTGCTCCCATACAGCATACTTGTTGTCTGAGGAGCGTTGCGTTATATCTATGTGAATCTTGTCTTGTTTACTCATAACATAAAAAGTAGTACTATTATTAAATCTCCGAACCCACCTGCCATCTTATCACTCCCTTATTGTTAGGTTGCGTAGGTAACAAGGGAAAGGAATTTCTCTTAAACCCATAACGTAGAACGTCTTACGAACTGCATTCATTTTGTTATTTTGGGGAGATGTTTGTTACCTACGCAATCTCTAAGAATCTCGTTTAGCAGGAGATAGAAGTAATGTTCCTTATCCCAGATTTGTATGAACTTTAAGGTTTGTGTGAATATAGACTCTTTTCTACTCGTGCCACCTTCTATTATACATCATATATCAATGTTGTCAAGTAAATAATGCTCTAATATGAAAAAAAATTATTTTTTACTTGACAGACTCGTAATACGGTGTATAATAGTGTATAACACTGCCGAGGGGTGCAATAGCAATACTATATAGTACTATATAGAACTGTGCTGCACTGTGATGAACTACGAGTCCACTCGCACCAAAAGGTTAACAAGACCAAAATAGCTTCAAAAAAATAAAATTAATAGGAGCCGTGAGTATACTATTACGGGGGGGTATAGTGGCCCTCGCGCGGGTGTTCCTATTTTGTCCCGCGCAGTGTCTCGCAGAGATACCGAGCATTATTGACTATATAAGGAAGAACGCAATCATAGTTTTACTGCGTGTCACTGGTGTCAATATGCGTGCCGTGTGGAAATTGTGAAACTTAAACTGACAATTTATTTTAAAAGTGCTGTGTAGGGGGCAGGGTGGCGCACATTTCAAACCCTACGCAATAACCCTACTATCCAGACATTACAAAGCTTTATCGAGTTATGCGAGTTATTACAGCCTACACATAAAAAGAACCCTAGCATTCTATAAAGAACACTAGGGCCAAGTTAACAGGGAGGAATATTTTATCTTATATATTCGATAAATGCTATCAGGAAGACTACAACACCGAACATGACTGCACCGCCAATTATTATGCGGTCAAGTATCTGGATTGCGTGGTCGTACTTGTCATTGAGCAGTTGCATCTCTCTTTGCCTTGTCATATCAACAGGCTTCAAATACTCTGCTTCATAAGCTTTAATAGCCTTATCAACATCCGCCTTATTCATTGTTGAGAGTGCCAAGCGGTTCATTTCATCCTTAACATCTGCACATTCAGCCAAAACGAACTCACTTGTTAAAACGGGAGATTTAGACGTATCATAGTTTTCTAAGGCTTCCCGCATTAACTTGGCTGTATCTGTCACTTGTGTTTTCATCTATTCGCTCCTTCATTAATAGTTAGTAAAACCAATGTGAACATCCTTAGAGAGATCAACAGTTGATCCCTTGTATACTGCTCTCTCGAATGTATCACGATTGAAGTTTGGATTGTCTCGACCAAACAAGCAAACAAAGTCATAAATCAAGCAATCAATACGAACCTTTTTACCGTCTATTTCCTTGCCTTCATCCTTCACATAATCATTAAGAAGTCTTGCAATGTCGATGTAATGCCGTCTCTGGTATTTACTAGCCATTGTGCTTAATCTCCCATTCTAGAGGTTTGTTTGTGCTGTTCTTTACATCCTCGCGCCTTCTTTGGATAACGCCTTTCGCTAGACTGTCAATTGTGACCCGTGTATCCCAACGACTGATCACATCCAATTCATCGCGCATATTCATTTGCTTCAATCGCAAAGCAAGAACGTAACTGTTGCATTCATCACAGCATCGCCCGTCAAGTATAGGCTGTGCATTATGTCCATCGCTCCAAATAACCTTTCCGTTCTTTTCATCACGAACAGGCTGAATATCACCTTTGCAAATATCGCATGTTTTCTTTTTCATAATCTATAATCCTTCTCTGTTAAAGTTAGGGCGGAAGCATTTCTGCGACCGCCCGTAAGTTTTAACCGAATACCAAAGATAATGCAATGATTATTGCTATTATCACGCCTATTTTATATAAGCCAATAATTGCACCATACATTACGCAACCAGCAATTCTTTAGCTTTGTTGAATGCTTTGGTTTTGATGTCAGTAGCACCAGCACCATAGAATGCTTTATCCAAGCGATTATCCTGCCCGTGATCTCTGACAGGTTTGTGATCTGACATATAAGTGACAGTATTAAACGCACCCCAGAGAGTACCTTGAGCGCTTGGTTTATCCCATCCCATATTAATGGCTGACGATTGCTTACTAACAATTTCGCTTTCCTCTTTGATCTCATCGTGAGATTTACCAGCTAACAAACCGTCAATAATCTCCTGCTGTCT